ATTGGGTAGTTAACTTTGACCTTAACTCTCTATACCCTCACTTGATAATGCAATATAATATTTCCCCAGAGACACTGGTTGAAGAGAGGCATCCAACAGCAACAGTTGATAAAATACTTAATCAGGAGATAGATATTAATAATCAATATGCTACTTGTGCTAATGGTGCACAGTATCGTAAAGATGTTCGTGGGTTCTTACCAGAACTGATGGATAAGATGTATGGAGATCGTGTGATCTTCAAGAAGAAAATGATCGAGGCAAAGAAGCAGTATGAAAAGACTCCAACTAAAAAATTGGAAAAAGAGATTGCTAGATGTAACAATATCCAGATGGCAAAAAAGATCTCTCTTAATTCCGCTTATGGTGCTATTGGTAATCAATATTTTCGCTATTATAAACTTGCCAACGCAGAAGCTATTACACTATCTGGTCAGGTTTCTATTCGTTGGATAGAAAACCGTATGAACAAGTATCTAAACAAAATTTTAAAAACGGAGAATGAAGACTATGTTATTGCCAGCGATACTGATTCCATCTACCTTAATCTTGGTCCTTTGGTCGAAACTGTATACAAAGGGAGAGAGAAGACTAATCAAAGCGTTGTGTCGTTCCTTAATAAGATCTGTGAGATGGAACTTGAAAAGTATATTACGAGTTCTTATGAAACGTTGGCGAACTACGTAAATGCTTATGACCAAAAGATGTTTATGAAGAGAGAAAACATCGCAGAACGTGGCATCTGGACAGCAAAAAAAAGATATATTTTAAATGTATGGGACAGTGAAGGTGTAAGATATGAAGAACCTAAACTTAAGATGATGGGTATTGAAGCAGTGAAATCATCAACTCCTGCACCTTGTCGCACTTTAATTAAAAATGCACTTAAGTTGATGATGAATGGAACAGAAGAAGATGTAATAGATTTTATTGATGAGTCTCGAAAACAATTCCGAAAACTACCACCAGAAGAGATAGCATTTCCTCGCACTGCATCTAATGTTCAGAAATATAAAGCGATTTCTACCATTTATGCAAAGGGAACTCCTATACATATACGGGGTGCATTATTGTTTAATCACTACATCAAAACAAAAAAGTTGGACAATAAATACTCACTTATCAGTAATGGAGAGAAAGTAAAGTTTCTCTATCTGAAAAAACCAAATGTTATTCAAGAGAATGTAATATCATTCATTCAAGATTTTCCTAGAGAACTTGGACTTGACAAGTATATTGATTATGATTTACAATTTGACAAGAGTTTTGTTGAACCACTCAAAACAATCTTAGATGCAATTGGGTGGAACGTTGAAAAAACTGTAAACTTAGAACTATTTTTTTCCTAATGGAATTACCTATTAACGATAAAGACCTAGAGACAATCGTAAACGCTCTTTCACTTGGAGGAGATGCAAGGTTGTATCATATATTGAAACAAGTAAAAGAAGTTAGAGATAATAATCCTAATGGACCTTACAAAAAAATATTGCGTGAAGAAAAAGGAATACCCATGTAACCTTGACTTTTTATTAAAAGGATAGTATAATAAAAATAAAATGGATTGTTGGCACTGTGGCACTGAACTCATCTGGGGTGGAGACCACGATTTAGAAGAAGAGTTCTATGGTGAAGACCATGCATATGACTTTGTAACTAATCTTTCCTGTCCAAAGTGTCAAGCATACGTCGAAGTACATCATCGTAAAGAGGGTAAAGAATGGATTTCTTGAAAGAAATAGTAAAAGAGATTGGTGATGATTTTACCAAGGTAGCACAAGATATAGATGAAACAGAAAGATTCATTGATACAGGAAGTCATATCTTCAATTCAGTGGTTAGCGGTTCCATTTATGGTGGTGTATCTAGTAATAAGATTACTGCCATCGCTGGTGAAAGCTCTACTGGAAAGACTTATTTTTCCTTGGCTGTTGTCAAAAACTTTTTGGATACTAACCCTGATGGTTACTGCCTTTATTTTGACACCGAGGCTGCTGTCAACAAAGGATTACTTGAGTCTCGTGGGGTTGACCTAACACGATTAGTTGTTGTAAATGTTGTAACAATTGAAGAGTTTCGTGGTAAGGCACTTAAGGCAGTAGATATATACTTAAAGACAGATGAAGAGAATCGCAAACCTTGTATGTTTGTTTTAGATTCTTTGGGTATGCTTTCCACAGAGAAAGAAATTACGGATGCCCTAAATGATAAACAAGTCAGAGATATGACCAAATCTCAACTTGTTAAAGGAGCATTCAGAATGCTTACATTAAAACTTGGTCAAGCAAACATTCCACTTATTGTTACTAATCACACCTATGATGTTATCGGATCTTACGTCCCAACTAAAGAAATGGGAGGAGGCAGCGGTCTCAAGTATGCTGCATCTACAATCATCTATCTTACCAAGAAGAAAGAAAAAGACGGAAAAGATGTCATTGGAAATATTATCAAGGCAAAGACTCATAAATCACGTCTAAGTAAAGAAAATAAAGAAGTCGAAATTCGATTGTATTATGATGATAGAGGACTCGACAAATATTATGGTCTTTTAGACTTAGGGGAGAAAGGTGGTCTCTGGAAGAATGTTGCGGGTAGATATGAGATGGATGGCAAGAAAGTGTATGCAAAAGAAATATACAAGAATCCAGACAAATATTTTACAGATGATATAATGGAAAAGTTAGATAATATTGCAAAAGAAGAATATTCATATGGTTAAAGTATACGATAATATTATTCCTGGCTCTACTTGTAAAAAACTTTTAGATTTATTTGAAAAAAATGAAGATTATCAAGAGTATATTGATTATGATGGATGTCCTTGTTTTACACAAATAAATTTAAATCAGTTGTCTCCCACCATTGTTCGTACATTAATACCTTATCTGGCACAGGTATATAATCAATATAAAAATGATGTTCAGTCAAAATATATACCACCACTAAAAGAACTAGAGGAATTTAGAGTTAAAAGATATTACAATAATGGAAATGAAAAATTTGATGAACATGTTGATGTAACAGATTCAAGTTCATCGTTAAGAGCTGTTGCATTTTTATTTTATCTTAATAATAATGATGGAAATACTTTGTTTCCTTTACATAACTTGAATATTCAACCAGTTTCTGGTAGAGTAATAGTGTTTCCTCCAACTTGGGAATATCCACATACTGGATTACCACCAAAAAATGATTCAAAGTATATTATGAGCACATACATTCATTATGGAAAGAATTGAAACTACTATTCTCCGTAATTTAATTTTTGATGAGGAATTCTCAAGAAAAGTTATTCCTTTCATTCAACCAGATTACTTTGAGAATAAAACTGAAAAGATAATATTTGAAGAGGCAACACAATTTATTGTCAAGTATGATGCTGCAATTACAATCGAAGCACTTAATATTGAGATTGAGAATCGCACTGATTTAACAGAAACAGAAATAAAAGAAGCAAGAGAAACTACAAAAACGTTTGATGATGCACCAGTAGATAAACAATGGTTACTTGATTCAACCGAAAAATGGTGTCGTGATCGTGCTATATATTTGGCACTCATGGAATCAATCGCACTTGCAGATGGACAAGATGACAAAAAAGGAAGGGATGCTATTCCTAGCATTCTCTCTGATGCTCTGGCTGTTTCTTTCGATAATCATGTAGGTCACGATTACTTAGAGGATTATGAAGAAAGATTTGAATCCTACCATAAAAAAGAAAGTCGAATTCAATTCGACCTTGAATACTTTAATAAAATTACAAAGGGAGGTCTCCCAAACAAAACACTTAATATTGCACTTGCGGGTACTGGTGTTGGTAAGTCTCTCTTTATGTGCCATCACGCTAGTTCTGTCCTTTTAGATGGTAAGAATGTTTTATACATTACTCTTGAAATGGCAGAAGAAAAGATTGCAGAAAGAATTGATGCAAACTTATTGAATGTAAATATACAAAATATAACTGAACTTCCTAAACCTATGTTTGAAAGTAAGGTAAATAATATTACAAAGAAAACACAAGGAACTCTTATAATTAAAGAGTATCCTACTGCAGCTGCACATTCAGGTCATTTTAAATCATTACTTAATGAACTTGCATTGAAAAAATCATTTGTACCTGATATAATATTCATAGATTACTTAAATATATGTGCATCGTCACGTTATCGTACAAACAACAATGTCAACTCGTATTCCTATATTAAGGCGATTGCTGAAGAACTCCGTGGTCTTGCAGTTGAGGCTAATGTACCTATCGTCTCCGCCACTCAGACGACTCGTTCTGGTTTTAGTAGTAGTGATATTGACCTTACTGATACGTCAGAATCCTTTGGTCTCCCTGCCACTGCTGATCTTATGTTCGCTCTCATTAGTACGGAGGAACTTGAGACGTTAAATCAAATAATGGTTAAACAACTTAAAAATCGTTACAACGACCCGACCATATATAAGAGGTTTGTTGTTGGAGTTGATCGTGCAAAGATGAGATTATATGATTGTGAGCAACAGGCACAAGAAGATATACTTGACAATAAAAAAGACGAAGAGTATAATGAAGAAGAGAAAAAACTACCTAAAAAATCATTCGCAGAATTTAAATTTTAATGACTAAAAAAGTTGACTTTAATAAGTATGCTCTATTCGTGGATGGTGTCACATCCAATCCCAGTAAGGATTATCAATCTTTTATTGAGAGTCTTAGTGCCCTTAACGGAAAAGGTGCCAATATTAATCGTCTTACCACTGCTGCTGTTGGCATTAGTGCTGAAGGTGGTGAGTTTATGGAGATTGTTAAAAAAATGGTTTTCCAAGGTAAGCCTTGGAACGACGACAATCGAGAACATCTTATTATTGAGTTGGGTGACGTTATGTGGTATGTAATGCAAGCGTG